TAACAGACCGCACAGACCGCCCGTTGGAAAGTAGTGCGTGACCTGAACCAACTAATCAAGGGGTTGTGGATGCTGACGGGCACACCTGCTGCTCAGTCCCCTGCGGATGCCTACGGTTTGGCTAAGCTGGTTAATCCGACTGCTGTGTCCCCGTTCTTCGGGCAGTTCAAAGATACCGTAATGAGCAAGGTGAGCCTGTACCGCTGGGTGCCAAAGGCTGACGCACAAAAAACCGTACACCGTATCCTCCAACCCGCCATAAGGTTTGAGAAAGCCCAGTGCCTAGACTTACCTCCTGTTACGCACGTAGACCGTGAAGCCCCGCTGACGCCCCAACAAAACAAGTTCTACCAAATACTCAAGAAGCAAATGCTGGTGGAGGCTGCGGGTGAGGAAGTCTCTGCGGTAAATGCTGCAGTGCAACTAAGCAAGCTGTTACAAATTGCTGGCGGCGCTGTATATACAGATAGCAAGGAAGTCATTGAGTTTGACGTATCCAACCGGCTAAATGTGGTGCAAGAAGTTATTGACGAATCCAGTCATAAGGTACTCGTTTTTGTACCCTTTACCCATACCATAGAGCTTCTAAAGAACCACCTAGAGAAGAACAACATAACGTGTGCCGTTATTAACGGTTCCGTCAATGTAAATGCTCGGACAGACATCGTTAAGGACTTCCAAACCACCGATAGGGTTAAGGTTCTAATCGTCCAGCCGCAAGCCGCATCCCACGGGTTAACACTAACTGCCGCCGACACAATCATCTGGTACGCTCCGTGTACAAGTGTTGAAACTTACCTGCAAGCCAACGCTCGTATTGATCGACCGGGACAACTAAACAACATGACCATCGTGCACATTTCAGGTTGCCCTGTGGAGACAAAGGTCTACTCGCTGCTGCGTAGCAACATCGGTAACCACCAAAAAATAATTGATTTGTACAAACAAGAAATTTCTTCTGAAAGCCCTTGACAATGTACAATCTTGTGCTAGACTAATAACATAAACAACTAGGAGTGAGAAATATGGACAACGAAGTTCAGGGAGAAAAGACTCCCCCAAACCTTGCGCAGCTTACTGAAATCTACATCAAGATACGTGATGCAAGAGCAGAGCTAAAGAGCAAGTTCGACCAAGAAGACTTGGGCCTCAAAGAACAAATGGGTCTGCTAGAGACCTCCATGCTTGACGCATGCAAAGACATGAACGCCGACAGCGTTCGCACCCCGCACGGCACGATCATTCGCTCAGTTAAGTCACGGTACTGGACGAACGATTGGGATTCAATGTACGACTTCATAGAGAAGCATGGTGCATTTGGCCTGTTAGAGAAACGACTTCATCAAACCAACATGAAAGACTTTCTCGCTGAGAATCCTGACATTCTGCCTATGGGCTTGAATGTTGACAGTGAATATACCGTGGTAGTTAGACGTTTTAAATCTTGAAAGAAACCAAATGAGCAACCTTACAGTACTCGACCAAGCCGTCCCCGACTTCCTGCAAGCCAGCGGAGTTAGTGACCTTACAAAATCCCTGATGGGCAACACAGGCACCAAACGTATCGTTCCGAAGAACGGTATCTTCCGCAAGGAAATTGGTGGCAAAGAGATGGGCAAGGTGAAGGGTGACCTCAACGTCATCATCGTCAACTCGTCTCCCAAAGTCGGGCGTATCTTCTACGCAAAGACATGGACACCTGATGCCGAGCCAACTGCGCCTGACTGCTTCTCCAATGACGGTCAAGCTCCTGATGCTAAAGCTGGTAATCCACAAGCTGCTCGCTGCGACACCTGCGAGCGCAACATTAAAGGTTCAGGCCAAGGTAACTCCAAAGCTTGCCGCTACTCCCGCCGTATTGCTGTTGTGCTTGAAGATGATTTCGGCACTGCGCTTGAAGGTGAAATCTACCAAATGAACTTGGCATCCAAGTCTTTGTTCGGAGAGAGCCCTACCGAGAACACTCACATGTTCGAGAGCTACGTTAAGTACTTGGGCAACAACGGCAAGAGCCTTGACTGGTACATCACCCGTCTGAGCTTCAACGAAGACAATGACAATCAGTCTATCCTGTTCACACCTGTTGAGCATATCAAGCGTCCGCAATATGACGTGGTTGCTAGGGTAGGTAATACACCTGCGGTACAGAAGCTGATGACCATGACCCCGTATGAGGCGCAAACATCGGGCGCACAGAAACTTGCTGCACCTGCTGCGAAACCAGTAGCCGAAGCTAAGCCTGTCGAAGATGCGATTGAGGAGCCGAAGAAACGTGAGAGCAAGAAGGCAGATGTCGCTCCCTCACCTAAGAGAGACCTTGATTCCGTGCTTAAAGCATGGGGCGATGAGGAGTAACGCATGAGCTACGGATACAGCCAGCGATTAGTGGATGCCAATAATAAGGCTGATGCTAATTCGTGCGGCGTGTATTTGGGTAGGCGTTGTATCAAACTTGGCGTTCCTGTTAGCAACGTAGCACACGAGCTCGGCGTAAGTCGGGCAACTGTCTACAACTGGTTTTGGGGGCTAGTAGCACCCAGTCCTACTCATGCTGACAAGATCGCCGAGTTTATACGCACTCTCAGAAACAACAAATATGTCTAATTTCAATCTACTTGACGCAGTGCTTCCCACTGAGGGGCGTTACTGTGTACTAGGGGTTGGGCGGTATGTAGATCAGCAGTTTGTCGATACTCGAGAAGAGCTAGACGAGATTGCAGCGGACTTTGTAAGCAGGAATGTCGATGCGTATTTTGGGTGTGCCAAGTTCGGCCCCCTGAATAAGCGGGTGCATGAAAACGCTACTTATTTCAGAGCGGTGTGGATGGACATTGACTGCGGCCCTACAAAGGCTGTGCCCGATAAACGGGGTATCGTCAATGGGTACATAGACCAAGCCGTAGGGCTAGTTGAATTTAAAAAGTTCTGTATTGCAGTCGGCCTACCGCAACCAATCTTGGTGAGCTCGGGGTATGGTATCCATGCCTACTGGCTGCTCGAGGAGACTATATCTCGTCGGGAGTGGGAACCGTTAGCCGAGCGGCTGCGGGAGCTGTGCGTAGAGCAAGGCTTCATAGTTGACCCATCTGTGTTTGAGGCTTCTCGTGTGCTGCGCATCCCGGGCACATTTAACTTCAAGCAGGAAGAACCGAAGCTCGTCGAAGTACTTAACGAAAACAGTGCTCGCATCCCGTATGCGCAACTGAAAGAATTGTTAGGTGCAGCCGAGCCTAAACCTGATCGCCCTGACTTCATACCTCAGTCGATGAGCCCCATGATGGAAGCGTTGTTGGGCAACAAGGTAAAGCGGTTCAAGACAATTATGATGCGCTCGGCTAACGGCACAGGCTGTAACCAGCTACTCAACTGCTACGAGAACCAAGCGACCATTGAAGAACCGTTGTGGCGTTCTGCGTTATCCATTGCTACGTTTTGTATCGACCGAGATACCGCCGTACATAAGATTTCTAAAGAGCACCCGGGTTATGACCGATACGAGGTAGAGCTAAAAGTAGAGAACCTGTTAAAGAACGGTGGGCCACATCACTGCGCTACGTTTGAGAAGTTAAACCCAACAGGGTGCGATGACTGCCCCCACAAAGGGAAGATCAAGTCACCAATTGTTTTGGGTATTGAGATAGAAGAAGCAGACGCAGAAGACAACGAAGTAGAAATAGTTACCGAGGAAAGCACCGAGATAGTAAGCATCCCTGAGTATCCGTTCCCGTTTTTTCGGGGTAAGAACGGTGGTATTTACCGCAGGGCAGAAGATGATGAGGGAGACCCAGCACTAGTTTACGAACACGATTTGTACGTGGTGAAGCGGATGAGAGACCCGTCAGCGGGTGAGATGGCGCTATTCAAATTGCACCTGCCGCACGATGGAGTTAAAGAATTTGCCATATCCACGGCAGTTATATCCGCGAAGGATGAATTACGAAGGGTGCTAGCACAGAACGGAGTGGTTGCACATCAAAAGCAATACGAGAACTTAGCCAGCTTTGTGGTTACGTTTATTAAAAATTTACAGTACGTTAGGAGAGCAGACATTATGAGAACACAATTTGGATGGATAGATAAGGACAGTAAGTTCATCATGGGTGACAGAGAGATTACTAAGGACGGTGTGTTTTACAGCCCACCGACTAAAGCAACAGAATTTTTTACCCCTAACATTCACCCCAAGGGCGACTTTGACAAATGGAAAGAAGTCTTTAATCTGTACGCACTACCGGGCATGGAGCCACATGCGTTTGCAGCACTCACAG